CCGAGGTGGCGCGCCTGCTGGGCTGCAGCGAGAGCACGGCGCGGCGGGCGCGCGCTGCTGGCGGCGCCGGCGGCCGAGAGAGAGAACGAGCATGCAGCGCGCTGAGGCGGTGCAGTTGTCGCTGCCGGTGACGCTGCCGCTGGCCGGGGGCCTGGTGGCGCTGGTGGATGTGGACGATGCGGGCCGGCTCTCGGCCCGCCGCTGGCGGGCGCTGCGCATTCGCCACACGTGGTATGCGGTGCGCGATGACGGGGCGCGACTGATGTACATGCACCGGGAGATCATGCAGGCGCCGGCGGGGCTGCTGGTGGATCACCGCGACGGCAACGGGCTGAACAACACGCGAGGCAATCTCCGCTTGGCGACCGAGACGCAGAACCGCATCAATGCCCGGCCTCGGCAGGGTTGCAGCAGCCGGTTCCCTGGCATCGATTGGAGCAAGAGCGCACGGGCCTGGCGAGCCCGTGTGTGGGTGGATGGCCAGGAGCGGCGGGTAGCATTGCTTGATGAACAGCTCGGCGTGAGCACAGACACGGTGTTGCAGCGGCTGGGGCTTGACCCAGACCTGGAGGCCGAGAAACGGAAGGTTGGCGGTGGGCAGCTCGAAGAGCGATTCCTTCGTGCCTTTGACCGTGGCGAATAGTCCAGAGCCGCAGCCGGGCGGGGAGACCCCGCCCCTACGGGCCGAGTGGCTGGCCGTTCTAATGCAGCAGTATGGCCCGGGCGAGTATATCGTGCGGCTGGCAGCCAATGGGCGCGTGACGGTCAAGATTCCGCAGGCGCCGCTGCGTTTCGATTGGGAGCCTGTGCGCGATGCCGGCGCCAGGTGAGATTTACACCATTGCCGAGCGTTTCCGCCGGGAGTTGCTGCGCCACGAGCGCGCGGCATCGTCGGAGATGGTGCGCTACTACGGCGCGGCCTGGCAGCGCATCAAGGCGCGCATCGATAAGCTGACGAAGCAGTACTATGAGGCTGTGGCGGCAGGTGAGATCAGCGAGCAGCAGCAGACAACCTGGCTCTTCCAGTTCGAGCGCCTGCAAACGCTGCAGCAGGAGGTCGAGCGCGAGATCGCCGAGTTTGCCCGCTTTGCCGAGACGCGCATCGCCGCCGAGCAATACGACGCCGTGCAGGCCGCCGGGCGCTATGCCGAGTTGATGGTCGAGGCCGGCCTGCCGCGCGGCCTGGCGTATACCTGGAACCGGCTGCCGGTGGACGCGGTCAGCGACCTGGTGGGCTTTACCCAGCCCGGCTCGCCGCTGCGCACACTGCTCGACGAGCTCGGCCCGGCGGCCAGCGAGAGTATACGCCGCACGCTGATTACCGGCCTGGCGTTGGGCCAGAACCCACGAGAGATCGCCCGCCAAGCACGCCAGGCGCTGGGCGGCAACCTGGCGCGGGCGCTGACCATCTCGCGCACCGAAACGCTGCGCGCCTGCCGGGAAGCCACGCGGCGCAACTATGAAGCCAACAGCGACGTTGTCGAGGGCTGGATTTGGCGCGCGGCCTGTGACGAGCACACCTGCGTCGTCTGCTGGGCGCTGCATGGCACAAAGCACAAGAACGAAGAGATACTCGACGGCCATCCCAACTGCCGCTGTGTGATGGTGGAGCTGACCAAGACCTGGGAAGAGCTCGGCGCCAAGGGCGTGCCTGAGACGCGGGCAGAAGTGGAACCCGGCGAGGACCGTTTCGTCAAGCTGCCCGAGGAGCAGCAGCGTGCCATCCTGGGCCACGCGGGATACGAGGCGTACAAGGCCGGCGCAGTGAGGCTCTCAGATTTCGTCGGCCAGAGAAGCGACCCACGTTGGGGGACGATGCGGTATGCCAGGAGCCTGAGGGAGATGCTGGGGGCGGGGGAGGCGAGCAAATGGTATGCGCAGGCTGCCGCAGCCCGGCCAGGTGTTCAACAGCTCGCACAGCCATTGACGCCAGCGCAGCGGCTGACCAAGATGGCTAGGCGGATCGACGGCCCGTTGGCCAGGCGAACCAAGACGGTGAACAACTGGGATGGGACAGTCAGTGTGCAGCACTTGCCGCCGGGATTGTTGGGAATCAAGGAGTGGGGTTGCAGTATTACTGTGAGTAATGCTATAATTGGCAATGATGCGGATTTGTGGCCGACGCTGAACCATGAAATGCTGCATGCCTTGAGCGAGGGCATCAATCCATGGGCATATGGGCAGTTCAAGGGTTGGGAAGAGGGTGTAGTCGAGAAGCTGCAACGTATCCTTGGCCCGAAGGTGCTGAAGGCGATTGGCGAACAACCCTACGTTGGCTTGGGCGCTTACAACCATTACATCGCCGAGCTTGAGCGGATGAGAGCCTTCCTGGGGCGGTCGGAGAGCAGTTTCTATCTGCAGCTCTTGCGCACGCCGTTGGCAGATCGGGAGCAGGCGGTGATTGCCATGGGGCAGCGCTTGCCCAAGAGCAAGCAGCAACAATGGCAGCAGCTGTTGGCCTCCGCGCTGCCCATCTTGCGAGCGCCTTAGTGGAGGGGCTGTGACACGTGATGAAGTGCTCCAGAAGATGCGTCAAGCAGGGACGTTAGAGCAGATTCGGGATGCCCAACAGGCCGTGAATATCTGGATGGAGGGGCACCCCCACGATACGGCCATTGCGCGTGAGGCAGAGGGATTATGGATGTTGGAGTCAGCTCTGCGCGAGTCGGGCGTGGAATCGACGGCGGAGTTGAGGCAGCGAAAGGGGCGATCCTGATGCCGTGCGCGTGTTGCGCAAGTTGACACACGCCCCTGAGTTGTTGTAGAATACAGCCAACAGAATAGCCTGCCCTAGAGCGAAGCTGAGGGGCGTTTCGGTCGGAGAGCATCCGGCTGGGCGCCCCCTTTTTTGATTCCACGCCACGGCGGCGGCAACAGCCGGGGGAGCTAAAGCTCCCAAGGGAGGACAGCATGGTGGATCAGGCGAACCCAACCGATACCCCTGCGAATGGGGGGCAGCAAGGCAAGGACACCCTACAGGGTGGCAAGACGTTCACGCAGGAGCAACTCGACGCCATCATCGCCGACCGGCTGCAGCGGGAACGGGGCAAGTACGCGGACTATGAGGAGCTGAAGGGAGCAGCGATCAGGCTGGCCGAGTTGGAGAGTAGTCAGCTCTCGGAGAAGGAAAAGCTGGAGCGCGAGCTGAAGGAAGCGCGGGAGCGCGAGACCAGGCTCGCCGGCGAGCTGCAGACCAGCCGGGCGATTGCCGCTGCCAGCAAGGCGGGGGCGCTGTATCCGGACCTGGTGGCGGCCAAGACTCCCGTTGAAGCACTGGCAGACGACAAGAAGCTGGAAGAGGCGCTCAAGGCGCTGAGGGCGCAGTACCCGGCGCTGTTTGGGGCGCGGGGCGGCTCGGCGGACGGCGGGGCCGGCGGTGGCAGGTCGGCGACGGGCCATGTGGGGATGAACGAGTATATCAGGCGGGCTACGGGCCGCGCCTGAACGGAGGAGTAGCAAATGCCTTTCAACAATGTGATCTCGCGCAATGATGCCGTGGCGCTGATTCCGAACGAGGTGAGCGCCGAGATCATCAAGAACCTGGCGGCAAGCAATCCGCTACTGACGATGGCGCGGCGGCTGCCGAACATGAGCCGGGCGACGCGGACGATGCCGGTGATGAGCGCGCTGGCGACGGCGTACTTTGTCAACGGCGACACGGGCCTCAAGCAGACGACCGAGCTGAACTGGGCCGGGGTCAACATCCATGCCGAGGAGCTGGCGGCCATCGTGCCCATCCCCGAGGCCGTGCTGGACGATGCGGACTATGACATCTGGGGCGAAGTGCGGCCCGCCATCGAGGAAGCGCTGGGGGTGGCCATCGCGCAGGCGGTGCTGTACGGCGTGAACATCCCGGCGAGCTGGGCGACGGACCTGGGCGGCGCGGGCATCGCCATCGCGGCTGCTGCGGGTGGCGCGGCCCCGGCGGGCCACGTCATCAGCCAGGCTGCCTACGCCGACCTGTACGAGGCCATCCTGGGCGAGACGGACGGCGGCGTGGACGGCGCGTTTATGGTGGTGGAGGCCGACGGGTTTGAGGTGACGGGCAGCATCGGCCACATCAGCATGAAGGGCCGACTGCGCAACTGCCGCGATGTCAACGGCCTGCCGATCTTTACCGGGGCGCCGGCGGGAGCGGTGGACTATCGCCTGGGCGGGGTGCCCATCGCCTTCCCCAACGACGGCAGCATCGTGGCGGCCAACTCGCTGCTGATCGCGGGCGACTGGTCGAAGCTCGTCTATGCCATGCGCCAGGACATCACCTACAAGGTGCTCGATCAGGCGGTGATCCAGGACGCGGCGGGCAACATCGTCTACAACCTGGCGCAGCAGGATATGGTGGCGCTGCGGGCGGTGATGCGGTTGGGGTTCGCGCTGCCCAACCCGATCAACCGCGTCAACCCGGTGGCGGCGACCCGCTACCCGTTCTGCATCATGACGGCATAGGGGGAGGATGACATGGCGCTCTTCCCGTTCAATACCAACTGGCCGCGACGGGCGCAGAGCGATGTGCCGGGCATCCGCACCGTGCTGGGGGCGGGCGTCTGCTACGCCCCCGGCAACCTGGCGGCCTCGGATGACGACCGCTTTGTCGTCGCGGTGGACATGAAGGTCGGCGCCTACGCGCTGGCCGAGACGACCATGCCGGAGGCGGCTGTCGCGCGCAAGCTACTGATCGCGGTGACGCAGGACGCGCCTGGCGGCAACGACACGATGGGCACGCTGACCATCGTGGGCACCGACATCGCCGGCCAGCCGCTGACGGAGACCATCGCACCGGCGGCCAATACGACCAAGACGACTCTCAACGCCTTCAAGACCGTGGAGAGCATCACCGGGGCGGGCTGGGCGCGCGACGGCGCCGCCGGCAGCGAGGATACGATCAAGATCGGCACCTCCGAGGCGTTCGGCCTGCCGGACCTGCTGACGGACACGGCGCAGGTGGTATGTGCTTCGTTGAACAACGTGCGTGAGGCAGTGGCGCCGACGGTGACCGTCTCGGCGACGGTGCTGGCGCTCAATACTGTTGACCTGGCTACGACGCCGCTGACGGGCACGCCGGTCAAGGTGTATTACTGGCTGTAAGGAGCAAGCAAGATGGCTGAAGGAAAGGGCTGTTTCTCCGGCGCGCTAGTCGCCGGCGACGCGGGGGTTGGCTCGATGCTGGCCCTGGCCAACCCCGAGGGCGTTGACTTGATCATTACCCGCTTCATGTTCGTCAAGAGCGTGGGCGCGGGCGGTGCGTTCACCGTTGACGCCGGCGTGACCGCTGCTGTGGGCGTGGGCTCGGACACGCTGCTCGACGGGCAGTCGCTGGTGGCGGCGGGCCTCCTGGACAACATCCAGAACCAGGCGGGCAATGGGTTGAGGGCGGCTCTCTGGCCGGCGGCGTCGTTCGTGGTGGCCACGCCCAGCGGTGATATCTCGGCGACCGGCTTCGAGGGGACGTTCTATATCGAGTACGTCAGAGTCTAGGTGACGGCCCGAACAAGTTCGGGAGTCCGGGAGATGGTGGCGATGGATGCAGCAGAGGCGCAGGCGCGGCTGGAGCGGATGACGGATGCGGCGAGTGAGCCGGCGCTGTCGGCGGAGGACGTTGCCGATTGCCTGGCTATGAGCAGGCTGGTCGATGCCGACGGGCTTGCGCCTTCTGAGGTTGCCTGGACGCCGACCTGGGACTTGAACCGGGGCGCGGCGGAAGGTTGGAGACGCAAGGCGGGCAGGCTCGCCATGCGCTTTGACTTTGGCGCCGACGGCCAGACGTTTCAGCGCAGCCAGGCGGTGGCGCATTGCGAGTGCATGGCCGAGCAGTATCGGCGGCGGGTGGTGTGCAGTGTGCCGGTGGTGGGGACGATGGCCAGGAGTGACGATTGATGACGCCCGAAAAAGCGGATGCCGAGTACCGGCGCATGATGCAGGCGCGGGAGCGGGCGGCGCTGACGCGATGGCGGGCGCTGGCGGGCAGTAGCCCCGCATACGCGGGCCTGCTGGCCAGGACCGAGGCGCTGAGGCGCGATGAGGGCTGGGAGCCGGTGGCGTACTTGAGCGAGGAAGAGCGCGATGCTCTCGGCAACTGAGCTTGGGGCGATGCGGGCGGCGGTGGAGGCCAGCCTGCCGGATATGTGCGAGGTGCAGCGGGTCACGCTGGCGGCAGGCAGCTATGGCGAGCAGACGGAGTCGTGGAAGAGCATCGCCACTGTCGCCTGTCGCGTGGCACCCGCTGGCGGCTTGCCGCAGGAGCGGG